GGTGCGGAGATCAGCAATAAGGCTGGTCGGAACAGAAAGTTTGACATCTTCTGCCCATGCAAATACGGAGATAAAGACTGGGTCATTGCCTCCATTCGCATGTTGGAGAACTGCAGTGCTTTGGATATCCACTTTCCCAAGAAATCGATGGTCCCCTGCGGAGACTGAGACGTAATTTCTCGGAAAGAAGAATGGCACAGTAAGTTCACCTCCAGCATTGTTAGCCGGATCAATCCAAATATGAGGTTTCTGGGAAGAATTGATGATATCAGCAGGAACTCTAATTCTGTTTCTAGTTACCTGGTCATCGTAGAAGTAAGGATTATAAGACACTAGTGCACGACCATAATGAAATGGTGTTGCACTCACGACAAATCGCATACGCAATCTATGTCGTAATAGTTCAAAATTATCTATCTTACTCTGGAAAACTTGATTATCATGTAGTTTTTCCCAAGGATTAAATTCTGCCAGCAGGGCGTCTCCAACGGCCCATTCGATCGTGGCGATACGAATAGGTCTGGAAAGAAAATCGCCTAGTTGGGCGTCAGAATTCATTCCGAGATTCATGGTTGCGTCTTCTGCACTGTCAATTGACATACACCAACCACCAGTTTCTTCATGGAAAGCTGTGATCTGTTGATTGGCTGTCTCAGTAGCAGGACACTCAGTCTGAAGCGGTCCGCTTGCATTGGATTCTCCAGACTGTGAATTGAGCACTTCGAGTTTAAATATATCTACAGGCTCGTATTGCTGCAATTCGGCAACCCTCTTGCGAAGGGCTGTGTTCTTCATCTTCAAGTTGGCACACTGCGAGTATTTACGAGTGATATTATCTTTCAGATTAAGAATAATAGAGTTCAACTCATCAATTTGATTGCGAAGATCAACGATTGTAAAGTTAAGCTCATCTATTTGATTTACATATAGTGTTACATTGTTTGTTTGTTGTTTGGTAATAGTAGTAATGCAATTTATTTACATATGGTCAGCTCGTGCATCAATGAACCGCCACAGGGTCCTTCTTGTTTGTAGTAGCGAACTACCGAGTGTGAAAACACTCGCACACTAACTCTGAGTTTTCTCTACTCAAACGATGTTGAGGATCGCATCGTGGGAGCAAGTAACTACCCCAGAGTGGTTCTTTGGTTTATCCAGCATGTTTCCAACGCTGTGGGACGTCTAGTCCCAGTAGCCAGCCCAAGCTCGCCAGTCAAAACTGGTTCGTTCTTCATTGTCGAAAAACTCTGAGGTTGGGTGGATCGAATTTGCCATCTGCAAATATCGAATAATTGCTCTAACCATGTTCTCCATAACTTCCTGAGAAGTGGCATTTGCCAACCAATCGAAGAATCCCTTCTTCCATAATTGATAGCAGAGGCCAATGGTGAACGCGATGCCCATAGAGATGCACGTCTTGACGACGCGAGCAAGCATCCTACGAATGTTCTCGCCAGCAGTGCTCTCTGGGTCGTACTCCTTGCGGACCCGAAGAAAGGCTATGAACGACATGTACGCTGCTACGTACTGCGGAGGAATAGAGCTGCCGGCATGACTTTCCAGCACCTCCTCTTCCAAACTCTTGGCATAGTCTCCAATCTTGTACTTACGCTTAAATTCAATCAAGCGTTCGTCATAAGTCTTGAGATCTCCCAAGAGACCTGTGATACCAGCACGTCTAGCGATTTCATAAAGTTCTGGAATTCGCCGAGTGTAGTACTCACGTCCGTATCCAAACCAACAACGCGCTACATTTTGCAATGCTTCGCAGGAGTGTTGCTGTGGGGTCAATTCGGTAGACTTCATATGCGTGTGAAGCATTTTAGCCACGGAATCTTCCTCAATTCGAGCTGTGTAAAGGTTCAATTCCTCATTCCACACCGGATAGTGCTTGAGGAATGAAGCTTCAGTAAGCTTGATGTACGGAACGGATTCAGCTTCTTTATCAGCCATAGTGTAAACAATACCACTTCTGGCCAATACTTCAGCAATACGGGTGTGATTGAAGGCATCATAACCTGGCTTCACGCCCATTTCATTGTCATCTCCATAAGTGATCAAGTTGCATACTTTATGGAAAATGGGCACATTCCACCAACGATCCTCTTTGGCAATCACGTAATAGGCATAGCGAATATACAAGCTATTCACAATACTGTTAATAATTACGGTCAAAGGATGACCTGATGGATTACTGCCTAGAAATTTCACCAGAACACCGAAAAAGTCTACGGTAGGACTAGAGATTTCACTGGCAATGCCCTTGAGGACTTCCAAATCCTCTCCATCATAGTTGCCGCTCTCGACCATGATGTCGATGGCAATCCTGAATGCGGCCAGCATGAATTGACGAGACATCTGGCCATCAAACGCCTTGTAGTCACCTGCGATGATGCGATCAGTCCCATGCTCACTAACATAGTCCATGAGCTCAGAGAACTCAGGGGATTGAACATCAACGCCTACAGCACATTCAAACAACTTCTTGTGCTTCTGCATAAGTGCAGAAAGGCTCAGGAAGTATCTACGCACCAACAAAGTGTCGGGACAACTGCAACCAGCAAAAACCCTGCGTTTTTCCTTGTCCAGTCTGGTAGATTCATCCTTCATAGCAGCTTTAAAAATCATATTGCTGCGCTCTCCTTCTCGCAAAACTTCTTCACGACGATTCACTTCGTCCCAAATCCACTGTTCAGCAGAAAGAGCTCTAGAGATC